GTTTTGTTGTCAACACACCATGTGAGGCACAACTACCAATTTTCTACTTCTAAAACACTTTCCTGCCATGTACGAGTTTCTGAATATTTTGGAAGATGATATTCCCGATCCATATAATTAAGATGCAAAAGCTCATCATAGTCAGGAAATTTTTCTGGAATTCCTTGCATTCCAATTTTAAGCAAATATTTCCTATCATCCGCCAACAACTCAGGGATCATTCGATCAACATTTTGCTTACCATAAGCATGACAACTCATTTCATATTCAATATCAAACACAAATTTTATCATATAAAATGCCAATGGTTCAACACCAATTGTATCATATGCTAAACCTATTAACCTGCTCAAATTTCGAAATACAGGTGCTCCCCTGTCTTTAGGAACCGCCATGCGCCATTTATATTGCATCAATGGACGCCAAGGAACGACGGGACAAATTTTAGGATGGTGGACGGTCAAACCAAAATTCTCACTCATTACAAACTGACGTTTCAAATATACCGGACCAGTATAAACAGTACGCAAAACTGTACCGCCTACAACTGTATGATAAGTAATAAGAGAATTATATGTATTTTTATTTTTCATAACTACACCATATTTAACGAAAATAAATTCAGCAAACCCCTCAACAGAAATTTCGTCCAAATCACGAGGACTACCACCCAGAAAATCATCACCAAAGAATAAATTTATAATTCTACGAGCAAGCAAATACATCCATATTCTTTTTCGAACAGAAACTTCAGATTCAGCCATCACAGTAAAGATATACGCCAACCAATAAAACATTATCATTATCCAAGAATTACCATGAGAAGTTTCCAAACTTCCAGAAGGCATAAAACCAATAATAAGCATAAAATCTTCTATCCACCTAACAGTTTTTCCCGCCAACATCTCAGCCAAAGCTTCTATGATACACTGTATTAACAAGTACATTGGATCCTTATCATCACGCTCCAACCATACCAAAGAAAACATTTGATAAAATACTAAATGCATAGCACCAATTGAAGTATCAAGGCTTGAAATATCACCATCAAAGAACTTTTGCGTACCCGCACTAACAAATTTATAACTACGATAGGTAATATCATTATTATCAAGAACTAACTCATATTTATCACCCAATTCTCCAAATAATGCATCATATTTTAACTTAGCACCTCCCTTGAGCCAAGAAGTACCAATTTCAATATGAGCACTTAAATTACGGGCACCAGGATACAACAAATGAAAATAAGGATAATATGTTCGTTCAATTTTTCGAAATTGCAAAAACCGACCAAGAAAAGAATCTTTATATAATGCAAAAATTCTACCTTTATGGTTATATTCCCTAACCTTATCTGGATCTAAAGTTCCTTCA